GGTACGAATGCCATGGCTTAATTATGCGGTTTCTGTGGACAAATTGGACACAAAGCTCAAAGTGGCAATTACTGATGGAACTGCTGGCCTAGTGGGTGAGCTACTAGATGCAAAATGCTCAATACTGACACCAACATTTGTTGGCCTCCACATGATCTCTACATAGTCATTGGCCGCCAAACTGACAAAGAAGTTAAGCGACGCAATTAAATGAGATGGATCACCTGCCGATTTTCTTGTTGATAAATGAAATCTGCTGTTTGAATTGTCAATGTTTGTGCCGTTCTTGCGAAACCATACATCAACATCTTGGCCATCATTGGTGGTGTTCTTGAACTGGATGCTGAATTGCAGGTTGTAGATCCCAGCCTGCGCCACATTAAGTCTTGACGAATTCGACAAGGTGACGCCATTGGTGAAGTCGGTGGTGTCAAAGGTGATGGCGTAGGCCGTGGTGGTGTTGGCCGCCGTCTGGTCTGTGGAGTCCTGAAACGCGCCGTAGGGTAGGTTTAGAAACTTACCACCCCTTGGGCCAAGCAACGCACCAAACAGGTTGCGCAGCTTGTTGAAGTAGACATTGAGGCCGCCATTGGTCTGTCTGAAATAGCTTTCGCTGTAAAGCACATCAGGCGTCCCCAAGTTGGGTGGCGCCGGTGTGTCGAGCTGCTGAGTCAGATTGGTTGCCATGACCTAAATTATGCGACTAGACCAGGCAGATATTGCGTCTTACCGGCAACCTTGGTGGCCGTCAGTGATTGACCCTTGAGATTCTCTGGATTAAACGAGGCGTGCACCCACCCAGCATTTGGATCATCCCCGCCTGGAACCCAAAATTCCAAGATCAATTGCGTGTATTTCAGATTACTTTCAATCCACTCTGCCAGCTCTGGATTGGGAACGCCATCAATTTCAAAATCGCAGGCTTGGCCTTTGCAATGGTCTGAGGTTGCCGAGCCTCCTGTGGCTTGATTCAAAGCTGGACACCTAAACCCAGATGTGATCTTGACAGGCTTGCCAAAGTGATCTCGGACAGGTTGCAATATGTTTTCGCAGAGCAAACGCAGTGACTCAATCTGCTCTTCGTTTGGCGTGTTGTCAATGTCTAGGCGTGTTGCAGTCTCTGACTTAATTAGCTCTGAGAGTTTGAAGTTTTTTGATAGATTCATTTGATACCTTTCTGTGATTCAAGGGCTTGGTTGTACAAATCGATGCAAGCATTCAGCTTGGTGATGGCGCGGTCACCCTCCTCTGCTATTGCGAAAAGAGCTTTTCCAACTTCTGGACTAAGTTCGGCTGATGCTTCTCCTCCACCACTTCCTGTGGGAGTGGCGGGATCTGCGGTGGCTTGTATGGGGCAGGACGCTTTGAGGCGCAGCTTGAGAGCACCACTGTCAATAGCAGCATCGCGCTGCTTCGTAGCCATCTTTGCTTTTTCATTCGATACCCTCAGTGCATTTGCAGTTGTTGTTACAGCGTCAGCCAAAGCCTTCTCCTTGGCTCTGGCTTCGGTGTTGAGCCTGTCCACCTCGGCCTGCTGGGCCTCTTGCTCATAGTGCTTGCCGGTGCAATATCCACCGCCAAACACAAGCACCAGCATCAGCAGGCCGCCAAGAATATCCTTCATGGTGCTGGTGGCTCATCGTTGTCTGTGGCCTCTGCCTTGGCGGTGGCTGTCGCCACAGCAGCCGACACGGCCTTGCGGCCAGCCACACCGCCCAGCACGCCAGTACACAGCAACATGATGTCGTTGATCATCTTCGTGTATACCTTGTCGATTGGCGCCATAGATGACATTGGCTGGGTCACGAACGTCACCGAATAGATGAAACTGAAACATGAACCCAACAAGATGACAGAGATCACGAAGATCACCCAAGCCCACACGCGAGCCTCGATCTCCTCTGGAGACAGACGATTATTTGGTTTGTATGCGACTGTTGGCATCACTTCTTCTCCTGTTCGGGTTTGATTAACTGGTCGGGGCATGTAGCCGTTGCTGTGCAGATTGGCGGCTTGCACTCGGCAAGTTCCCAATTCTTTGGGTCTTGGCAAGGGTATCTAAAACGATCTTCGCAGCCAGCCAGCAAGCCGCAGAGGATGCCAACGCAAACAGTCAGCGCCAGCAGTGAAAGTTCATGTTTTGTCATTTTTGCGTCTCTCCTGTTCAATTTGTCTTCTCAGTTTCTCGACCTTCTCAAGCTGCTGCTTCGCATCGTTCTTCACCTCCAAGATGTCGAGATAAAGCATTGCACCCAAGGGGAGCAGGGCCGCGATCAGAATACAGCAAAATATCCAGCCCACTATTTCTTCCCCCACTGACTTACGAACAGGAACCACAGCCAAAGGTACAGGAGGAATATAGAAGTCGCCACCACTGCTGCCAGTTTTGCTTGCAGGTTTCTTTCCTCTTGCCTGTGTAGCCATGCGTCTTGCCTCTTCTGCGCCTCCTCCTTGAGTCTAGCTTTTTCCTGTTCCTCTGAGATGACTTGACGCATCTCATAAGTCTGCGAATACAGATCAGCAAGGCCAGGTGTCTGATACACCATGATCTCCCTGATGGTGGTCGATAACTCCTCCATCTGCTGCCTACACATCACACGATTCATCGCGCTTTCCATCATCTGCGCGTTGCTGATGCTGGGATCGTAGACCTTGGCCTTCTCCTCCTCCTCGCGCAAATATGCGTTTAGCTGATCCTGCAAAGCCCAGAACTTACTGAGCTGCTTGATGATGTCGGCCATTGCCTGTGTCTCGTCATAGGCAACGAACTTTTCCTTCTTTTTCGCCACAGGCTTGGACGTGGTGGCTGCTGGCTTTGGAGCAAACAGCTTTTGCCACCAAGACTTGGCGGCCTTGGCATCTCCGATGACTTCATCAACTGTGCTTTTGACTTCAAGAAAACTTGTCTTGGCCTCACGGTACAGCGAGCAAAGCTCAGTGATCCCCTTAACGCAGGCGTTGGCAGCGAAGAGGAGGCTGATCGGATCAATTTCACGCGCCTATCAGTTTGTTGACAATCGTGCCGACAAAGCCTGGCCCCAACAGCACCGCACCAATTACGACATAAAGCAAATACTCAATGCGAGTCATGCGTCTATCGCCTTCAATAAAGGCTTTCTCAATGGCGGCATATCTCTCAGCGCAAACTGCTTCATGCACAGCAAAGTCCTTTTCCACCTCGTTCACCAAGGCACTCCTGTGGCAGTAACAGGATTCTTCTGTGCAGCAATCTGTGCCGCCAAAGAAGCCTCAATTACTTCCTCGCCCAGCTTGTCTTTTACCCACTCAATGACTTGAGCCTTGGTCAAAGATGCGTAGGGTGTCTCAGGAGTACCAGCTTCAAAACTGACAGTGCCGTAGGTGGATGCAGAGAATTCACCATCTACTTTTGTGACGTTGTAATGCACTGTCGTTACAAAGTTGTCAGAGGTGTTTCGGTCAAGCTGGTTGATTGTGTAAGTTGTGGTCATGGTTTTTCCTTTTAAAGATTAGCCGCATCAAGACGAGCGGTAAGTTGGGTGATGAGGGCTTGTTGTTCTTTAATTGCAGCAACCAACAGCGGGATGACATCGGTGTATTGAACACCAAGACTTTCTGAATCGGATGCGTCAACTGCTTCAGGCAAAACAGACTGAACGTCTTGAGCAAGCAAAAAACTACGGCGCTTGTCTTCTGGGTCTGTTTTGAATTTACCAATCACCGCACGAAGCTGACCAACCTTATTTGTTGCATCAGTGATTGGCTCAATAATGTCTTTTAAACGCTCATCTGAACTGTTTGTCCAGCTTGTGCCGCCTTGAGCAACGTATGGCCCAGTTGTTGGAGAAATTGCATTTCCAGCAGTGCCAGATGCGGCTGTGAAAGTTTCAACTTTTCCAGCACTAAAACGAATCCAAGATGCAGTGTCATTTACAAGATAATTAATTGTTGTTGTTGCTGTAAAAGCAGTGTTGTATCCAATTTGAGGGTAATCACCTCCGTTGCTAGCACCTCCTATATTCACCAATCCAATTCTTCCGGCATTCCCATTATTCTTAGTGGAAGAAACAGCTAAAGTTGATGCCGTACTTGTTTGTGATGTCAACCCCACCAGCAAGTTACCGCTGGAGTCAATTGAGGCGCGTTGTGAGTATGTTTCAGAGCCTAATGAACCTGTGTAAGTATAAAAAACAAGGCCAGTACCCTCTGTACCAACTATACCTCCACCATTTGTTCCTTTGTTATATTGTGTATATGCAGAACTTGAATTGCTTATAGTTTGCATAACTCCCGTTGCCGAACCAGATGTAGTGGCTCCAACTAACAAGCGACCACTCGCATCCAGAGTCATTGCTTGGTTGAGGCTCATTGCAGCCCCTGCTGTGCCAGAGGCTGCTGTAAACCATTGATGCTGCCCACTAGTTTGGACATAATAGGATGCGTTGGCAGATGCGATATATCTAGCGCCACCACCAGAGTCAAAGTATGTGTTTGCGGTCATGAAGGCGTTATTTAAATAACCAACAAAACCAGCATTTTTAATTTGCAATGCTGATGCGCCTGATAACGCCCAAGCCGCTGGCGTAACACCAAGACCCATGTTGCCAGAGGCATCAATTCTGGCTCGTTCTGCATTGGCAGTCCTAAACGTCATTGCTTGCGTAGAAGTATTGACGTTAACAGCCCCTTGCTCGTTATTGTCTGAACTTAAAACACGGAATGCGGCTATATCACCGTTTGAACTTGTCTTAACCGCAATAGCATTTTCAATAGATGGGTTAATTAACATAGAAAAACGGGACGAACCAATCCTTGCTGTGTCGTTAAGAATCAAATTCCCACTCGCATCAAACCTAGCATCCTCAGTTCCAGCAGTGGCAAATCCAATAGTGTCAGCCGCAGGGAAGAAGATGCCTGTGTTGGTGTCGCCAGTGGCTGTGATTGTCGGGGCAGCGGCAGAGCCTGCCGCATGAGATGCAATGCCACCAACAGTCAAAACCTTACCAGAGCCGACATTCAAGCCAACTGAAGTGCCAGTGCCGGCAGCTGCAAAGACGGCGTCAACACTGTCTAAGTCAGTATTGATTTTTGTCCCCCAAGTGTCTGTTGATGCACCGACTTCGGGCTTTGTGAGTAATAGATTGGTGGTGGTGGTATCTGCCATGATGAAAACTCCTATGCGGCCTCTTGCCAAGTGATTGAATTGTCTGCTAAATCCGTCCAAGTTTCTGATGAGTCCGAAACAGGTGTCCAGCTCTCAGATGAATCAGCAACTGGTGTCCAGCTTGCAGATGTGTCTGACTCTGGTGTCCATGTCTCGCTGGTGTCTGGAATGGCTCCCCAGCCAAATCCAATCATCACACCAACAGCACAAATGGACTCGACGCCAGTGATCCCAATGGATACGACATTGCCAACAGTGCCAACAGATCCTGTGCCTTCGACGCCAGTAATTGCTTGGAACGAAATAACCTCTGCGCCAACCGTCCCAACAGCGCCAGTGGCGGCATTGCCGGTGATGGCCGTTGTGCTGGTGATGCCAACCGAATCAACAGCGCCAGTCGCGGCGTTGCCAGAGACATCAACTGACCTGGTAACCGTGACGCTGCCAACCGCCAAGGTTGACGCATTGCCGGTGACGGCATTGGTGGATGTTGCCAGTACAGAGCCAACAGCACAGGTGGACGCATTGCCAGAGATGGCGATGGATACAGTCAGCCCGACTGTGCCCACATTGCCTGTGGCAATCGTGCCATCTTCTTGGATTGATCGATCTGCTAGTAAATTGCCAACCGCCAAGGTTGACGCATTGCCGCTGATAACGACATTGCCTATGCCGTAGACGCCAAGCCCGTAATAGCCTGTTCCATATGCAGCCATGCCGCTGCCCCTGCTTTAAGCCAGCCTGATCAGGCCAGTGCTTGCATCGTTGGTCGGCATGGTCAGAGTGAATGTCCCAGCAGTCACGGTCTGACTGCCAAATGTGTGGACGCTGACTGCCTTGTTTGATTGGGTCGAGTTATAGATCAGGACCGCATCAAATGCTGTGGACAATGTGACAGATGAATAGCTGATGCTGGCGCTGGGCGTCACAAAAGCTGTCGTGCCACTTGTGCTTGGTGCAGTGCCAAATGTCACTGTCACGCCGCCTGCGCTATAGCCTGTACCTGTCACCTCGCCTGTGGAGCTGTAGGCCGTGGTGGAGGCATTGACGGTGGCAGAGGCTAGGTACAAAGCAGCCTTGAATGTGTCGGCGGTGGTCGCTGCGCGAACAACACCAGTGCCGAAATTGTGGTGGCCGACCAGCAGCTCGCCTTTGAAGCTGGTGCACATGGCTTGTGTATTAGCGATGATAGTTCCCCTTAAATTTGTTGACTGATGCCGTCAGCAAAGACACTGCTTTTGAGAGCCATGTGGACAGACCGATGCACCATCTCGCCATCCAACCAATACTCTACCCAGCTCGTTGTCTCGGTATCGTTGTCGAGAGAGCCTTCACGCTTTTCAAGCAGTGACTCGTCCATCTCGCCCTTGGTGGTGGTAATCATCATCCAAATGTCCTTGCTCTTGCCAAAATCGCACCGCCCGATGTAGAACCGCGATCATCTGCAATCTGCAACTGATCTAGTCCTGCCTGGTAAAGCGATGACCACACTGGGATTCTCGCATCGTCTTGCAGGTATGGCGCGGCCTGCAACAAAGCGCCGTAAAGATAAACGTCAGGCGCTTGTGTCAGCAGCCAGTTGGTTGCCACTATGGATGACAACTTTGTCAACTTGGCGTAATAGACCAGCTCTGCCGTGTATGCGCCATCAGGGATTGGAAGCAGTCGGAATTGGTTTCCGACCACCGAAAAATACAGTGGCTTGCCACTGGACAAGTAGGTGGTGTTGGCCAACTGATCCATGGCGTCAATGGTCTGAAACGTCAGATTGGTCACTGGATTGGTGTTGATCTTGATGGCCTTGGCCTCCAAGAAGTCATCAGGCACAGTGCCATATTCAGCAGCCGCCGCAAATGACGCATTGGCACGCACAATCATCTGGCGGGTGCGAAGCTGGCGCTCGATCTGAGCCTCTGCCAGGCTGATGAAGTCGGGAATGGTGGACGTCAAATCCTGCCGGTTGAGCCAGTCAGCCAGCGAGGTTTTGAGTTCGTTGTATGTCGTGAGTGCCATTAGGTAACCTTTTCCTTTTCCTCAACTTCACGCATCACCCAAGTATGATCATGCTTGAATTCAAACATCCCAATGTGGCCTATTTCCTTGCTCACATCGTGATCAATCCATATCTTAAAGCCTGCCTCTCTGGCTTTCCTGCAAAAGAAAACATCTTCGCCAATATAGCCTCGTTTGTCATGCCGCCAAGGTGTTTCAAACCAAGGCTCAGACAATGCCGCAAAGACATTGGCTCTGATCAGCATCACGCCCATGCCAACCGATCCAACCTCTTGCAAGCCAGTTGATTCGGGCATGGTATATACCAACTCGCGTTCGCCATTCTCTTTGTAGATCTGTGCGGTTGGTCCTGTAGGCATACGGCGTCTGGCGCAGTTGGTCGCCACAATGTCCAAGTCATGTTGTAGCAAACGCTCAATCATGTCATGTGGAAACCGCATATCTGAATCAATAAAAAGCACATGAGTGCATTTTTCACGCATCGCATCTAGGCACAATTCAGCTCGCTGATTGGCGATAAGCGTACCCTGCGATATTTTCAAACTGATGGCATCATTGGTGTTCAATGTGTGATTAGCCACCATGTTGACAAGGTCATAGGTAAACATGGTGTGAACCATGTCACGCGCTGGTGTGCATACTGCGATGTATTTCATACTTGTCCTGGTCGTACTCGGAAAAATCTATTCTCTGGATCATTAAGCCAACGCTTCATGTACTCCTGATCTTCCAGCTTGCCATCTGCCTTCAACTGAGCATATATAGACATAGGGATGCTAGCAACTCGGTGAAATTCACCCTTCCAGCCAGCACGCTCGTCAACCATGTTGAATTCTTGCTTGTTCTCTTCAATGATGTCAGTTACATCCTGCTGGGTCTGAATCGTTGCCTCATCAGTCTCAGGGTTGTAGTGCCAGTAGCGTGTGATGCCCTGATCTTTGTCTTCGCTGAATATTCTTTTTTCCATGTAAAAAAAGGGGGGATTTCTCCCCCCTCTTCCTTTGCTTCGTTTAAGAAGTCGCCAAGTCTGCTGCCAGACCGTGTGCGTTTTCGGCCAAGACCTTGTGGCCCCATTCGACCAAAAGCATACGCTTTTCAGCGTCACCAGTCTTCGCCAACTCAACTTGTTGGTAAGGACGCAGGACGGTCATCTTTGCGTACTCAGGATCAAGCACCCAAGCATCGCGCTCGCGTTGGAAACGGTTGGGTACGACCTGAACTTGGCCGAAGTCGCTGACGTAGATGTCTGCGGCCCCGATGATGGTTGCAGGACGGTCACCGCCGTTGATGTTGTAGCGAGCAGATGCGATGCCAGAGAAGCCTGACACGCGCTGCTTGTTGACTGGACCCACCATCAAAATCTTAGGTGTACCGCCTTGTGTCCACACCTTTTGAATCACATTCTTGAGAATGGTTTCAGTGAAAGTGCGAACTGTGCCATCAGTGCGAGCACTGTTTGGCAAGGTGGTGTAGCTAGGATTGACGCCGTTGGTGGTGTCATAGTCCACGTTGGTCTTGATGAAAGCACCCAAAGAGGCAGTCACGCGAGCTGTGGTGGTGTTACCGGCAACAGCAATGCCGCCGTTCAACATCACAAACTCTTGGTCACGCTTCAATTCAGAACCGCGCTTGGCGATCTGATAGGCCAACTCAGAGCGGCGGCCTGCTTTGTTGACAACTTCTTCAGTGTTCGACAAGACGATAGTCTTGCGTGAAATCTGAGCATAGTTGGTCAAACGAACAGTCGCTGTGACTGAGTTAAAAGTCACATCATCACCTTCAAGCTGTGCGTTAGCAGCAGCTGAATCTAATGCGTCTGTCTGCCACTCAAACAAAGTGTTGGTGACGTTCTCACGTCCAATGTTGGACATGTATGGGGTTTCTTCGGGAGAAATGTTTGTGATCACATTGCTCAAGTCTTCACGAATACCCTTTGCAGAGTAGGTCGTGAATGTGTTCGTTACGATGGCCATGATGTTTCCTTATTTCAAAAGTTGGAAGATTGCATTGGCCGCATCATCGACACGGCCAGTTTTCGCGACGCGCTGTTGTGCACGAACTGCCTCTGTATTGCTTGAAACTCTTCCTGCTGCACCAGGCTTGGCAGGTCTTGGGCCGTTATTGGTCACTGGCTTGATCTGTCCGCGCTTGGACATCATCTGGTCGTAGAGTGCTGCTTTACGCAACATCACCACAGCCCTGTGGTCAACAACATTCTTAAGGTCATCAGGGGTGAATCCGATCTTTTGACCGAATTGAACAAGCATTGCCTTCTCAGCTTGAGCCTTCTTCGCGTCCTTCCACTCAGGGATTGCCGCCACCAAAGCCTCTTGCTCTTGAGCCAACAACGCCTCGCGCTGTTGTGCCTGCTCTCGCTGGGATAACTGAGCCAGCCGCTGCTGTTCGGATTGAATAGCCGCCGCCTTCTCTTGATTCTCCCGCATCACTTCGCGCTGCCTTACCCACTCGATGGGGTCTTCGTTATAAAGACGATCCCAATCAATGTTTGGCTGCGCCGCCTGCTGAACCTGTGCCTGTAGAGCACCCAACAATTGAGCATATTGTTCACGCTCGGCACGCACCTCTTGCAACTCTGCATCGGTCTGTTTCCTCGCCTCCGCAATTTGCTGAGTCTTGCGTGTGTAATCCTGAGTCCTTGAATATCCCTTCTGAAGTTCGTCCAGCGTCACCTCGACTTCCTTGCCGTCAACCTTGACGGTGAAAACCTGTGGCTGTTCTCCCTCCTCGGAATCTCCCTCTTCTTCGGATTGTTCGGGATCAGTTTCATCGCTGGATGCGTCTGCATCGTCCAGCAACTCCTCATCTCCCGCCGCGCCCTCTTCGGGCAACTGCGCCTCGCGGTCTTCCTGTTGTCCCTCATCAGGCAGAAATCCCTCAAGTGCATTGGCTGCTTCAGCCACATTCATTGGACCTTGAACTGCACTGCCTGCTGGCGTTGGTGCGACTGTTTGCATGGTCTATTTCCTAATTAAACGATATTTTTGGTTGCGCGTTCAATGGCACGCTGTGCCACCTTGCCGTTGTCCACCATCTTGGTGGCCTCAATGCGGAAGTTTTCAATAGCCTTCAGCATTGACCAAGCAATCTCGCGCTTGACGGTTTCTTCGGGTTTACTCGACTCGAAAACCCAATACTGGTCATGTCGCATCTTTTCCAAAATCGCCGAAAAGACCTCGTCATGCATTAACTGGTCAGCTTTTCGGCCTTTGCGTACTGCGTCTTCACTCATTGAGCCATTCCATTAAGGTTGATGGGTGGAGGCACATTTGCAGCTGTCTGCACCGCCTGGTTGACGATGGCCGCCTGCTGCTTCATGGCCTCACGATCTAAATTCTGCATTGCCGTGATCTCGGCAGTGCTGATTGCTGTCCCATACTTTAACTCAAGTTCGTATTTCTTGAGCATTAAGTCCTGCGCCAGTTGATCTCTTCGATAATCGTCATCGCGGATCATCTTCTCGCGCTGCAACTCCAGCTCGGCGGCCTTCTTCTGGATGTCGGCTTGGATTGACTGAGCCTGCACCTGTGCCAGCACCTGCTCTGGCGTCTGCTGTGGCTGCTCCTGCGGCATCTGGAAGTCGGCAGGCAGGGTGTTGAAGTAGCTGGATGCGTCCTTGTAGCCTGACAACTCGATGGCCTTTTGCAGGGTGCGGATGTACATGGGCAGGGACGCGATCTGATTCATCGGGCCAAACTGGGCCATGATCTGCTCTTGCTTTTGCATGATGATGTTCAAGGCGTTGATCTTCTCGTTCACATCGCCATTGCCCAAGCCAATATTGACATTGACATCCATGCTGGCATCCCAAACGCGAGGATCAATCTGAACCCACTCATTGCGCAAACGCACCATGCGGGGCTTGTCTTGGTGGGTGGTCATCAGGTACAAAATGCCCTTAAAGAGCTTCTTCATGCCCTCGGCCAAGATCCGAGCTTGCAGCTCAAGCCTTGACTGGCTGGCACTGACGGTGGCCGCAACCGCCGCCTTGGTGGTTGACTGCAACGCATCAGGGTCCAATCCCATCGCGGCCTTGGACATGCCGGTGCGGTCTTCGCGCATCTGGTCCATGTAGTCCATCATGGCAAAGGCAGGCTGGCCGACAAAGGGTGAGCTGAACGGCTGCACCATGCCTGGTGCACGCATCCGAATGATGGCGCCAGTCTCGTTGTTCAGCACATCATCAATGTTGACCTGTCCCTCGACCACGGCGGTGCGGGGGTGGATAGACTGAGCCAGTGAGTCCAAGGTGTTGCGCATGATCTCAGACTTGATCTCTTGGATGTCATGCGTGATGTCAAAGATCGACATGGCTTCCAGCGGGGAAGTGTGTGGCTCTGGGTCACAAGGGAAGTCCACAAAGGGGATGTAGCTGGCTGGCAGGTTCCTGACCATGGTGTAGCCAGAACCCATGCAGCAAATCTTGCGCAGCTCGGGGATGCCGTCACCATCAAAGTCCACGCGCATATAGGCTTCAATGTACAGAACCCTGCGCTGCATGGGATTCAAGCTGTCTGCGGCGCCAAAGGTGGTGCTCAAAGGCTGACGTGCCAAGTACTCGTCATTGCTGTCCAAGTCGGTGCTGGAGATGTTTTCCTCAATCTCGTCCTGGTCATAGCCCATGCCGATCAGGTCAGAGACAGTCGCCATCTGGCGGTGGGCGATGATGCCAGCATCGTCAAATGACCGCGCACGGCGGTCCAGAATCAACTCCTCTGGCGGCACGGCCATGATGCGAATGCGGCCATCTTTGGTGCTGCGCTTGATCTCAACGTCATGGATCATCGGCACAGGCATTGGCAGGCCGGTGGTCATGTCCATCTGCGGCATAGCACCAGGCTCTGGATAGCTCACCACAATCTTGACCTCTGCACCCTCTTGCATCAGCACCTGCAAAGTCTGGTCATCCAAGCCAGAATATTCCTCAATCTTGACCTCTTCGACCTCTTCCCACCAGTACTTGGCGATGCCACACTTGCGCACCAGGCTGTCCTTGAACAGGGCATAAGTGGTCATGAAACCGTTGTTGTCGGCGGTGAAGATGTAGTTGGCGTAATCAGTCGCCTGCTGCGCACCGGCCACATCTTCAGGGCCGCGAGGCATGTATTCCACGACATTCTCGGTGGAGAAAAACACCTTCATGAGACTTGGCAGCATGGCCGAGACAGTGTCCCGCACCTCCATCGCCACGACTTGCGAACGGCCATCTTCCTCGTTCCCAAAGGGGTCGCCGCGGTAATACTCAGTGCCCTTGGCTCGGATGGGGGAGACATCGGAGTCGATGTAGCTGACAGCGTCCTCCAGCTCGGCGGAGACAATGCCCTGCAACTCGGTGTCGTCCATCGGCTCAATGGCCGCAATGTCGGTGGTGATGTTCATGTCGTTGATCATTTCTTGTTCCTTGCAGATATGGCTTTGGCCTTGGCACGCGCATCGGCCTTTGATGAGGCTCCCCACGCCTTGAGACTCAGCAGCAAGCGCGTTGGCTCGCCGTCCTTCATCTCAGGGCCAGGCATGTTGCCCATTCTCGCAAGGAATGATGCCCTGCGCGGGTTGTCACCCGACTTCACAGGCGCTTTCAGATTCATGCCCTCGGCCTTGGCGCTAGCGCGTCCCTTCGCATTTAGGCCGCCACTCGGACTCTTTCCCTCTTTACGCTGCCACGCCGGTGTCTTCATAAGGCACTTTCTTCAAAATCACATACATGGATTCAACTGCGCGAGGCAAACGCATCACCTCATCTTGCGGCAATTTTAGTCCCGCACCATACTCGCTGAGACGCATTTCCAAATGAGTCATCTCAAACCGCGAACCCTTCCAGCCCAAGTACCAAGCCCATTCGCAGTAATAAATCCATGACTTCTCGTTAAACGCCCTCACATGTGTCGGGTCCTGCCACGCTCCATGGCTCAACTCATAGGGGACATGGATGTGCATCTCGCCGCCGTCAACAAGCAAATCACGGCAGTTGGTCATGGCCTTTACCAGGTCGGGGATGTGCTCCAGAACGTCAAACGCCAAGATCTTCTCAAAGCAAAATGGCTTGATGCTGACCTCTTGGCCGCCGTGCTTGACAACCTCGCCATAGGACAGTTTGGAAATATCGACAACCCAGTCGGCGCCAACATCACTGCGGATGTCAGCATTGATGCAGTCAGCCTTGGCGTCCTTGCCAGAGCCGAGATTAAGAACCAAACCAGTCTTTTGCATATTTCGGCCTGTTCTTACGAATCCACGGCACAGCCTGCTGAGTCAGACGGTTGCCGTCCATGCCAATCGTCTGGCTTCCAACGTGGTGCACATAAGACCGGCTCAGGTAATGATGAAAGCCAGCGGCACGCAAATCCTCGCAGTGCACGTCATCGGAATACCAGTTCAGCGGGGGGAACTTGAAGCACTCCCACGCATCGCGGCCAATCCATGAAAAGATGGGACTCAGCACCTCCATGGGGACAATGGCGTCTTCATATGGGTACTTGAAGTAGTGCAACTTCTGGTCAAAGGGGTTAGAACGCACATTTTGCACAGGCCGCGCAGCGTCACATCTTGCCGCCACCCAGCCAACAGGCTCACCAGTCTCGGCCTTCAACTGCGCCACATCCTCCAGCAAATGCTTGTAGCTGGTGGGCGTCAAGACAATATCGTCATTGGCGCAGATCACAGAGTCAAAGCCGTCAGCAAAGGCGCGGTCCATGACGTCGTTGTAATCTTCGCCAAAATTGCGCGGCGTGCCAAAGATCTTGAGATCAGTGTCATAGCCGCCAATAATGGACTCTGGACCGCGCAAATAGACAGGCACTTCTGGACAATACTCGGCAATGCTTGTGAGCATCACCCGCAAACCTTTGCCGTTGACTGTTGAGATGCAAATTGGTGCAATCACTTGGCCGACTTCTTTGGCTTCTTGGCCGTCTTGGCCGCCGCCCTGAAGTCAGCAGCACTGGGCGCGGCCTTCGTGCCAGGCTTGTTCATCTTCTCACCAGAGCCAGCCGCGATCCGCGCTCTCTTGGCTTGGATGTTTGAATAAAGTCCAGGCTTACTTTTCACCTTTGACCCCAATCTTGATAGTCAACAAAGACTTAGGCTCATCATCTTCGCCCTCTTCCCTCACCACCCAAGCCGAGCAGGTACGGCTGGACGCGCACTTAAAGTCAAAGATCTCGCAATATCCCAAGTCGCCAGCGTCAATCATCGCCCAAGGGTCGCCCTCGTCGCCAATGCCATCAGCAATGCACTCAAGCATCGACTCTTCCTGATTGAACGCCGCGCAGTTCCCGCACAGGCTCATCTTCGCGTCTTCTGGCTCCACCTGCCACTCTTCGGCCATCTTCATCCAGTACTGCTTATTGGGCAGTTTTGGATTCTCAGGACCATAGTCGGCAGAATCAATCGCCTTGCCGCGATTCTTCAGATTCAAGGTGATGTCTTGAGTCGCCATGGGGCAGCTCTCGCCCTCACCGCCGCCCTCATAGCCCTCGTCTTTGTCCATGGCCTGGTCCATGGTGCGCTTTAAAGTAGCCATTAACGCATCCCCTTTGTCTTCATGTTTTTAGCAGTGCGAGCACCACGCATAGGCATCTTGGCCTCAGACATCGCAATGGCGATGGCCTGCTTGGGACTCTTCACAACCTTGCCGCCCTTGCCAGAGTGCAGCTTGCCAGCCTTGTACTCCGACATCACAGAGCCAACTTTCTTTTGTGCCTTGGTCATCTTCATTTGAATCACTCCTTAAAGAATTAACTAATTATGCAACCCGTGGCAAGTTTCTGCGCAAGGGCTGATTCCACTTGGTAGAGGCAGCCGAGCCATACATCCCAATCACAGCATCAGAGGCAAACGTCAAACAAAAAGCATCAGCACGGTCAGGACTCGACATCCCGCGCTTCTTCAGCTCATCCTTGCCCTCGATCTGAATCTTCCCGCTGGACGTGAACGAATAACGCACAGCCGCCAATTCAGCAATCAGTGCCTCATCTTTGGGCATCCGGCAGTCCCGCTGCTCAAGCCACGCCTTGGCCTTGTGCCACAGCTCAGCCTTCAAATTCCTATAAGTCCCGCCCATGGCAGGGGACTCGGCCACGTTGATGCCGCGAGCAGGTAACCCCAACTCTTTCAACCGATCAACCACGCCGGCGCCCAATCCAATCGAGTCCACCAAGATCTCTTGTGGCCGCTGGGACGGCATCAGGATCTCATACTCGGCCACGACTGCACCTGTGAGCTGCATCAGGTCCAAGTTCTTCCACGTCTTGATCGGCTCCACCACCGCATTCCCCTGCCTCTTGCACAGGGCAGACCTGTCAGAGCCAAACCGCGCCACATCCAAACCCCACACCAAAGGTGCGTGCTTACTCGCCTCCACGTCCCGCTGTGTCGCCAATTCAAGCAACTCCATGGGGATCACGGTATCGTCGTCACTTCTTGGGAATTCACCCAGGACGCGAATGCGGTAAGCATTGGACTCTTCACCGTAACGCGCCTTCATCTCCTCAATGTAGGCTTCGCTGACCCTTGGCGAGTCGGCGCAGGACACCTTCATCGTGATCCAGTCAGCCGTCAAACGGTTGTGCGTGTCAAAGAAGAAACCGCTGGACCGCACAGGGTTGCCCAGCAACAGGGTGACGGCGGCGTGTCCAGACATAGAGCCAGCCGCAGCCTCAAATACCTGTTCAGGTATGCCGCTGGCCTCGTCAGCCACCAACATCACGTTGTCACTGTGAACCCCCTGCAAGGCTTCAGGCTGCTCGGCTCTGGATGTCCTGGCAGAGATAAACGCCTCGTTGTTGGCGCTCTTCATCTCAATGCGATCCTGCTTCACCTCCAACTGGTCGGCCAAGACAGGCGGCAACACCTTCACCCATCTCTTGACCTCCGCAAACAAGGCGTCATACAACTGGCTGGATGTTGGCGCCGTCACCACAATCTTGACAGGAAAGCGCAGGAACAGATACCAGAGCATCGCCCAGGCCGACGCCGTGGATTTCCCAACGCCATGGCCTGATCTGACCGAGATGCGGCGGTTGCCTGCCGCAATGTGATTAAGGAACTCGATCTGCCAGCCATCAGGCTCAGTGTTCAACACCTCTCGGACAAAGAGCACAGGGTTGTTTTTGTAGAGCTTGACGAATTCCACAAATGGGTTATCGGGTGCTGTGGCCAATTTTTTTTTGGACGGCTTGGCGGCTTGCGTAGTGGGGGTAGGGGGGTGGGTCATGGGTTTCGCTGTCTCTTAGGGTGCACCATCAGCCGCCCCCGCCGCGCCGAGCGATGGGGGGGGTCGAGCCGCCGCGCCAGCGGGTGAGTACCTTCGGCGTATGTGGACAACTTCCAGACGCAGAACTGGCGTAAGTCGTTGATTCGATTGGACTTTGTGTATTTGTGCGCATTTGTTGGCTTTATACGATGTCCATTATGTTAACCACGCAAGGTGTTACGCACAGGTTATACATGCGCAACCGCGGCAAATGCCAGTTGTCCACAGGCCGCGATGAACATCATGCCTTTTCCCTTGTGGATAAGTCGTCGATGACCTCGACATGGCGCAGTGCGTCAATGCGCAGGTCCTGCATGTTGATCGTCACTTGCGCCTGCTTTTGTAAGCCATAAGTCTTCTGATCCCACCTTTCGGCCAGCCATTGCCGAGTGCGGATGCGCTGGACGTCGCGCTGCGGATTGCTGTCGGCCATGCTGTCCGCGATGTCCATAGTCTCCACCGCGAGCTTATCGGCGGCTTTCGCGCGCGCACGCGCAATTATATGGGGATCGGCATCCTCCATCCATTGCTCTAGCGCTCTGCGCCCGATACCCAGCTCGTAGCAGATCTGTGTCTGTGACCGGCCATCCTCAAACATGCTGACGATCATGTCATCTGGCAATTGCTCAAGCAATGCCATGTCTTGTCTGAACTTAGGTCTTCCAGGCATCTCTCAGCCCTTTAAAGCCGTTTTGACGCGCTGGACAACCGCCAGCACCTTCTCGCGGATTAAAGCCGCCAATAGCTTAATTTGTCCCATGTTTGAACCTCTCTGCTG